TTTAAACGACCGGGTATTGTTCAAGAGCGGATAAGGTGGATGCAAGACTATCAGATAGTTGTTGATCCAAACAGCCACAACATACAGAACGAACTCAGAAACTACAAATGGGCTGATAAAAAGAGCAACACGCCAATTGACGATTATAACCACGCGATTGATGCTATGGGCTACATCTTTACTTACTGGTATATGAACGTAAGAAGGAGATAATACTTATTTCTTAACTTTGCTGAAAATGTTATAAATGGCGTTTAATAACTTTGGTTCATGGTGGAGAAGTTTAGGGAGGCGAATAAACCAACCAGCTTACGATAGGTTCATTCCAATAAACTTCTCTAGTGGCGCAACCGCCCAACGAATAACAGACAACCAAGCGGTAGAGATGGGATATATGACCAACCAGCACATCTACCCAATAATATCGAAGATAGCTAGAGACGCTTCAACATTACCTTACAGGCTTGTCGAGGTTCAGAACGATGGGAGTTGGGAATACGTCTATGATGGGGAGCTTCACGATTTAATCTTTGAAAACAACAACGAGTGCAACTTTACTGAGCTACTGAGTCAAAGCCTTATTTACTACAACGTAACCGGAGAGCTTTACGTTTTAGGGGAGATTGAAAGTATTGGATTTCTACCGAATAAACTCGAAGCCTTACCGCCTCAACTAATGGAGGTTATTCTTGATAAGCCTAGCTCTATACGTTCAACTGTAACAGGTTACAGATTAATGGACAACATAAATGAAGTCTTTAGCCCTGACGAGATTCTGCACCTTAGGGCCTTTAGTCCAGATAGCCAAAACCTGAGAGACAAGAACGGTTTAAGCCCATTGAACAGCGCATACAACATTTTAAACGCATCTAACAACAACGCAGTAGCAGCAGGGGAAGCGTTTGAGAATAGAGGCATAAGCGCAATAGTGAGTGGCAACCCTGGCACATCTGGGCTAAATCAAACCCCCGATGATATAGAGAATCTTGAAAAAGCTGCTAAGCAGAATATGGGAGGCGCACACAGGGCTAACTCATTATATTTCACACCAAAGCCAGTGTCAGTTAACCAGCTTGCAATGAGCAATAGTGATTTGCAGCTTATGGAGATGGACATACAGCATCTACGGATTTTATGCAATCATTACGGTATGCCCTCAGAGTTGTTCAATGACCCCGATAATAAGATCCACGCTAACAGACGCGAGGCAATAAAGACGCTCTACAATGAGGTATTGATTCCTAACGCCGAAATGTTCACGGAGGGAATTAATCGTAAATGGGTACGCCAAGTAAATCAGAGGGAAGGCCGAAACTACAAGTTAGTCATTGACAAAGAGGAAATAAAAGCATTGCATCCTGATTCACTAGAGCAGAAAAGAATATACTTAGAGGAATTTAAGTCTGGAGCAATTAGCCGTGAACTGTATTTAAGTTTGACTGGTAAAGAGGACGATGGGCAACAATTCGCAAAGGACACAGGAATGATAACGAACAATCAACAGCAATAGTTATGAAGCTGAACATACCAAATTTTGAAAGTAAGTCAGAGCGCAACGCCTACTTAGTGAAGCATAAGAAGTCTTTGATCGAGACAAAGAAAATGCAAGTTAAGGAGTGTGACGTTATTGACCTACCTACTCAGTCATCAGTAGCAAAAAAAATAACCAACAAAGCAGACGAAGATGGAACGCTTTATAGAACAATTGTCGGCAACACCTACAACTGGCTGGATAGTCACGGAGACGTACATCTCAAAGGAATTTTCACAAAGTCAATTAGTGAGCGAGGCGATAAGGTTCGACACTTGCACGACCACATCTACCAACTAACCGCAAAGGTTGGAGACAATCAAGGTGTTTACGAAAAGGATTTTACTTGGGAAGATTTGGGTGTACCTGGGGGCGGCACAACAACGGCCCTGATAATGGAGACGGCTATCAAGGAAAAGCTGAACCCTCAGATATACGAGATGTATAAGAACGGGGAAATAGACCAGCACTCCGTAGGCATGCAATACGTCAAGATTGATATGGCCCTTGATGACCCCGAGTATAAGGAAGAATACGCTGTATGGGAAAGCACGATTGACCTAATAAAGAACCGGGACGAAGCGGAAAAGGAAGGTATGTACTTTGTGGTGCGCGAGGCTAAGTTGATTGAGATTAGCTGCGTTATCGCTGGTAGCAATCCTATAACGCCAACACTTGAAAGTAAGGCGCAAATGGACGAGCTTTACGAGGTGCTGGAAGATTTGGAAAAATCAGAAGCAACCGATAAAGAAAAATTTTTACATCTTTGTAAGAACATTCACGCACTCAGAAAAGGCGAGCCGTTAATTAAGACACTCGACAAGAAAGAGCCGCAAGGTAAATCAATTGTCGAATACTTAATTAAACAACAATGAGCAATTTTAAATTGACATTTAACCAATACCTAGAAAACAAAGGGGTTGAGGTTGAAAAACTCGGTGAGCTTTCTGCCGAAGAACAAGTAAAGCACTATTCAGGTTATCAGGACGAAGCCAACTCAACATTAGCCGATGCCATTGAAAAAGGCGCGACTAAAGAGGAGATTCAGGAAATGAAGTCTGAAATCCTGACTACTATGAACAGCTCGGTGCAAAAAGCACTAGAGATTGCCAAAGAGCAAGGCGAAGCGATTAAAGGACTTCAAGAGAAGTTAATCAACGCTAAAGGCGAAGGTAAGTCAATCGACAACCTTAAAGCTGAATTGAAAGCGAACGAGAGCTTTTTGAAGAAGCTAAAGGCTGGTGAGCGCATGAACGGTGGAACATCGTTTAAATGGAATCACAACCTTGTAAACAAAGCGGTCGGATCAATGACTGAGGCTGGTAACATCACAGGAGAATATCCAGTAGGATATATGATTCCTGGTTACAACAACATCCCAACGAGACGTGTGCGCTTCCTGGAGACAATGACACAACGCCAAGTTGGTCAAACAAATCTCATCAAATGGGTTTACAAAGACAGCCCCGAAGGTGATGCTGGTCAAACAGACGAGGGTGCAACTAAGTCGCAGAGAGATTTTAACTGGGTAGTTGGTAGCGAAGAAATCGTTAAAACAACTGCTTACACAAAGGTCTCTGACGAAATGCTCGAGGACATTACCGTAATGGAATCAGCTATCCGCGACGACTTGATGACTCAGTTGCTATTGAAAGTTGAGGAGAACGCTTACAGCGGTAACGGTACAGCACCGAACCACAACGGGGTGTTCACAACCGCAACAGCTTGGTCAGCTATCTCATCCATGGCCTCCGCGATTGACAACGCTAACATCGTTGATGTATTGGTTAATGGGGTCACTCAGATAATCATTGCAAACCACAACGGTCCAACAGCAATTTGGATGAACCCTCAGGACATTGCTTTACTGCAATCTCAAAAGGTAAGTTCAACTGACAAGCGTTACGTTGAGCGTTTGACAATGGTTGCTGGTAGCTTGATGCTTGATGGTATTCCAATCATCCCGACTACTCTTGTAACTCAGGACACTTTCCTAATTGGAGAGATGCCACTAGCTGAGCTATGGACACGTCAGGGAATTACCATTGACATCGGTTACGATTTAGACGACTTCACTAAGAACTTCAAAACCATTCGCGCAGAATGGAGAGGGGCGACAGTTGTTAAGAACAACAACCGTACAGCGTTCGTTAACGGAGACTTCACTACTGCAAAAGCAGCACTTGAAACTACATAAGCTAGTTTTAATAATACCAATCTGGAGAAGGCACGATCTAACTAAGGTCGTGCTTTCTTATTTGTGGCAATACCAAAAGCAACTAGGTTTTAAAGTTATTGTTGGTGGTAGCGAGGGCGATGTTAGCCGTTCAGTAGTTGAGCCGTTTGGATTTGATTACATTGAGACAGATAATAGACCCATAAGCCATAAGAATAATGCTTTAATGGAAGCGGCTAGAAGATATGATCCTGATGGGGTGGTTATCGTTGGAAGTGATGACCTGGTGGATATAAACCTATTTAGAGTTTACCAGCAGGCTATTGATGACGGTGTTGAGTGTTTAACCTTTACAGACGTTTATTTTTACAGCCCGAAGTATCAATATTTAAGCTACCTTAAACAGACGCGCATCGGGGCTGGAAGGTTTTGGGGTAGAAAGGCACTAGAGAAAATGGATTACAAAGGGTGGTCCGGTCAGCAGAACAAAGGACTAGACAACCTGAATATCCGCACAATGCTAAAGAAAGGTGTTGAAATAACCGAAGCAAGTCTAAAGGATTACAATGCTCAGATTATAGATGTAAAATGGCGCGAGAACATCACCACCGAAAATATTATCTTTGCTGGAGAACGATTAAACTTAAACGCTATGCCACGAGGTAAGAAAAAAGAAGTTGACAAGTTAGAACCAAAAAAGAAACCAGTAGCTAAAGGTGCAAAGCCGCAAGACCTACCAAAGAATAACAAAGGAATCACAGATAATAAGCTGGTAGATTCGAGCAAAGTAGAGGTCGAGTTTATTAAGGACAACGCCGCTGGTTGGTCAAAGGGTCAAAAAAAGAAATTCAACAAGCGTCAAGCCGAAGTATTAGCAGCTAAAGGCCACGTTAAAATCTTGAAGTAATGGGAATCCTTGCAGCGTCAGACTTTGCATCGGGCAATACTAAGATAGCCGGGAACGGTTTTTCTGATGCCGACCTTACCGCTTCATTAAGTGAGGAATGGGAGAATGAGCAGATAAAGTTAATGCTAGGTAACACGGAAGGGCTAGCCTTTATAGCTGACCTATCAGGTGGAGAGCCGCAAACTGCGAAGTACATTACTATCTTCAATGAGTTTTCGTTTGCCATTGGTGGACACCCTTATAGATGCATCGGTATTAAGAAGATACTGACATACTTGTTTTACTTTGAGTACACCACGCAGCAAGAGAACGTAAACACGGGTTCAGGAAATAAGACGATTGAATCCGAAGCCGCAAGACCGTTAATGTATTCAATGGGTCAACGCCTTTACAACGAAGCAAGGGATAATGCAGATATTCTGCAAGGCTATTGCATTGAGAACCGAGACACTTACACCGACTTTAAACTGGTCCACCAATACCCATACGCTGCAATGATATGAGAAGTGCAGTTGACATAGTGCGCTCGATCATCTCTAATATGGAGCTTACCTTTCGATTAAGGGCTGCTGAATCAATATCTGGAGGGTACAAGTTTTATATCGATTACACTTACTACCTATGCCCAGACTTAAAGATAACTATTGGCGGCAATGACTATGTAGTTACAGGGGTAAGCGAGAACAACTGGATAACCGTTACTGGAGACACGGGTTTAACCGTTGGCAACTATACCATTCGCAACCCTCATTTTAAGAATGGTAAGTATTTACAGTACATTGAGGAATTTACTCAGGAGTTTAGACAGCAAGACGAGTCTTTAAAAAGCCCTTTCGTTTACAATGTAGAAACCCAAACGAGAACGCAACCCCCCGAAGTTGATAGTATTATTGACAGCGAAGGGGATATGCGATTTTTGGTTTACAACGGAGAGGACATTCAAGAGAGGACCATTGAAAAGTCAGAAGAAGAAAGGTTAAACCCACTTCATAGGTGGATTGATGCATTTATAGATGCACTTGAAAGAAGCAAGGACATTCACGATGTACTGACCGTTACCCGAACCAACCACCGCTTTATAACAACTAAAGGCAGCGAGACGACAAGCGAGAGAGGGCAAGCTATGTTCAATAATAAGTACACGGGCATTGATTTAGTAGTAAGCCTTCAAATCAAAAAGAACCTGGATTGCCCTGAGCGAGATATACCAGTAATCGAAGGGGATGCTTACAGCATTGGATATAGTGATGGGTATGCGTAAAGAAAAAACTTTAAATTTGCAATAGAATCATAAATTAAAACTCAAAATTATGGCAACTGCTTGTTCATGCGATGAACCGTTAAGGAATACAGGCTTACCGAACTGTACTAGCGTTCTTGACATCGCTAAAAAATTAATCATTGTTCGTATGGCCGACTCAACAGGTACAGCGAACGCAATCGACCTTACTGGGTCATTAGACTCCGCTTACTTTTCTGGACTCATCAACCAGTCGGACGAAACAAAGCGTTTCTTTCCAACGGCTGGATTTGATAATGCTACCTTAGAGAGGGGTGATCCAACTTCGGAGGGTTTAGATTCTGGGGTTGAGGTTTTTGTGCGTCAGGGAGATTTAGATGCATCTGTTTCTTTTATCAAGGTAGATAGTGCTTATGCTGGAACTATTGACGACTGGAAATGCCAAACAAACTTCGGTGTTTTTATCATTGATGATTCAGGGCGTATCATTGGCGACAAAACAACTGCTGATGAGTTAAGACCTTTGAAGGTCGATCAAAACACTTGGAACGCTCGTTATGTATGGCCTACTGGCTCAACTGTTCCTAAAGTTCTTTTAAACTTTAGCTTCGACAGAGCGGTAAGCGATGGGGATTTAGGTTACATTGCACCTGGAGACTTGGACAACGTTGACCCATTGGATTTTTCAGGACTACTTGACATCAACGGTACGGTTGTAGGAACACCAACAACTACTGGTTTTGTAATGAAAATCACTACTGACTACGGTAGCGCATTAAATCCTGAGCCTGTTACTGGTTTAGTCCTTGCAGACTTCGACTTGTATAACGATACGGGCGCAGCATCTGTAACGCCTACGAGTGTAACTGAAAGCCCGAGCGGAACGTACACTTTTGTCATTCCATCTCAAACTTCGGGGGATGATATGACGTTAACCCTTGCATCTGGTGTTACTGGTTATGATGATACTGACCTAGAGAGCGCAACTATAAGCATACCGTAATGAATTGCTTTATCGTAAACAAACAGCTTAGTTTAAACGCGGACGCTTTTTCGACTACTCAAAAGGACAAAAAGAAGTTCTACCGTTTTATCACAGATCAAGGAGTGCACAGTAAGCACGATGAGATTTGGAAGCGGTTTAAAGCGTTCAAGAAAGCGAACAAGTAGTGGCGAAATTTGAAGTCATAGATGGAAAGACGCTGGAGTCTGACGACTTTAACCACCGAACAATGGCCGGCAAGCGTTCATTTTTCCGCTATATTTCTAATGAATTGGGCGTTAAAACTGGTAGGAGCGCGATTTGGTTCAGGTTCTTGGAGTTCAAAAAAGAACACCCAACGCCCAAAAATTGAGATTTAGGTTTGATTCACATTTTAAGGGGGTGCGCTATGCACCCCTTTTTTTTGTTTAATTTTGGCGTATGGCTGGAGAATTAAAAAGAGAGGATTTATTTGACCCTAATGCACTGATACCAGTTATCAAAGAGGCACGGGATTTAGAAGATGCTTTAAAGGGTATTCTCGGAACGAGCAAGGAGATTCTACAAAACCAGCCATTTAAGACGGGTCAGGACGTAAAGAACTACAACCAGGAGGCTCAGAAGTCCATTACCGTAGCAAAGGAACTCGACAAAGTAGAGCAGCAGCGTCTGAGATTGCAAGCGCAGCTATCCTCAGAGGTCCAGAAGCGAACCAAAGAAATCGAAAGGCTCAAACTTCAAAAGAGGGAACAGAACAAAGAGACGAAGGACACTATTGAATTAGAAAATAAGGAGATAGGTACTTTGAAGCGTCTGCAAGTCGAGAACCGTAAGTTAAGGCGCGAACGTGAGCAGCTCAATCTTGAAACAGCAGAAGGTCAAACTCGACTTCAAGAAATCAACGCGACTCTTGATAAGAACAACGAGTTTATAAAGGAAAATAGCGACAACCTAAAAAAACAGAGGCTAAATGTAGGTAACTACAAGGAAGATATTAAAGAGGCAGCTGGGGAGTTAACCATTTTTGGTGTCAATTTAGGCCAGCTAAAAAGGCAGTTTGAGCTTTATGGCAGGGGCTTAAAAGGTGCTGTAAGTAGTAGTAATGCCTTAATTCGATCATCTAAAGCCCTAAAAATAGCATTGATAAGCACGGGTATTGGTGCTATTGTTGTGGCACTTGGTGGCTTAATAGCTGCATTTGCTAGTACACAGCGTGGCGTTGATGCCTTGACTCGTATAACAAGACCGCTACAAGCTATTTTCCAGAGGCTACTAGGGGTTATTCAAGAGTTATCTTTCGCAGGGTTTGATGCGCTAAAAGAAGCGATTGACAATCCGATTGAGGCGTTAAAAGAATTGGGTAGTCTTATTGTTGACAACATAATCAATCGTTTTACGTCAATCAAAGTATTTGGAGAGGCGATTAAGCAACTATTTGAAGGCGACTTCGCTGGTGCGGCTAAAACGGCAGCTGATGCGACACTTCAATTAACTACTGGAGTAGAGGATGCAACCGATAAAATTGGGAAACTAGCTGAGGCGACTGGAGAGTTTGTCAATGAATCAATTAGGCAAGGTACTGAGCTAGACGAAACTATCAAGAAACTAGAACGCTTGGAGGTTCAGTTTGCCCGAAATGAACAGCGTTTAAGAAGGACGTTTGAAGAAAGAAAGTCCGCAGCAGATGACGCCAATCTAAGCGACCAGGAGCGTATTGAATCAGCGCAACAAGCTCAGACAGCATTGAGGGAGTTGGCTAGTCAAGAGATTGAGTTGATTGATTTGAGGATTAAGGCCAAAAAAATAGAGCTTGGTTTTAATGACACGCTTATCGCGGAAAGCAAAGAACTCGCCGAACTAGAAGCACAGCGTGATGAGGTTGCAGCTAGAACAGCCCGAGAAATAAACGAGGTTCGGAACAAACAGACCACTATTGAGCAAAAGCAATTCAATGACCAAAAGAAAGCACTTGGAGAGATACAGACAATTGAGCGAATTACACTAGACACTACTGAAGAGCTTGCCAAAGCACAGGAAAAGGTTACTAAGGCAACGGAAGAAAGGTCAAAAGAGGTTCAGGAATCAATTAAACAAGAGGCTGCGGCACGAGAAAAGGCGAATCAAGAGTACATTGAGCAAGAGGAAGCTAAACTTGAACGCACCAAAGCCGTCATAAACGATATATCCAGCTCACTAACCGTTGGCGTGAACAAGGAAATCGAAGAAAACCAGCGTAGAACAGAGGCGGCTAACGAGGAAATACAACGCCAACAAGAGCTGGCTGACAAAGGGCAAAAGAATAACCTTGCGGAAGCCCAGAGAAATGCAGCGGAATTGGAAGCCGAACGCCAAAGGCTGGCACGTAAACAGCAAAACAGAGAGCTTGCACAGTCATTTTTGAACGCTTACAACAACCTATTGAAAGACCCTCAAACGGATCCGGGACAAGCACTTCAAAAGGCACTAGGTCAAACGGCACTTGCGAAGGCTTCGCTTACTTTGTTCGGGGGTTCGGCCTACGAGGGTGTTGAAGATACAGGTGGTCCAGGTACATTAGATAGTAAAGGTGGTAAATGGTGGAAACTCCATCCGCATGAAAGGGTGTTGACCGCTGAACAAAACGCAAAGCTCAAAGGATTGAGTAATGAGGACGTTGTGAAACTAGCAACTCACGGTGCGCCAATGGTCCAGCAGTCATTCGGGGAAAAACACATAAAGCAATTAATCCGAGCCATCGAAAAGAACAAAAGCGAAAGCCACTTTAACCTAGCTGACGGGGTTATCACAGAGAAACAGTACAGAAACGGGGCTAAAAGAATTATCAAACACGTAAGGCGCAGACCACGACTAGGATAATGGCTGAACAAATACACTACATAAACGGTCAAAGGGTAAAGAACCCAGCTAACGCGAACGACTTATCCATCGAATTGAATTTCCAAAACGATAGAGTAGAGCAAGCGGTAACGGTTGGCTCATTTGATTGGTATGGAGAAACACACGCAACACTCAAATCAATCTACGATAGCGGTGTTACTGGTGGAAATGGGGTTCTTGTTGGTGTTCCGCACGAAATTAAGATAGCGGAAAAGGGTCAAATAAGTACGATTTTTAAAGGTTATATTGACTTGCGTACAGCTGAATGGGATGAGAATAGGGTTACAGCTGATAGTGTCGATCAAGAGGGAATTGAGTTATTTGAAGATAGGGCGGATGGTGTGTCATATCGCTATTTATACGAGAAAGGGGATTTAAGCCCGTCTGAATTTGTACCCGTTCCTTATGTGTTGAGCAGTATACCCAATTACCGAGACACGTTCCTGGTGACGTTTGCCATCACTTACGTTACCCAGGAGCTTCAAAAGCAAATTACCGATATAGCTTCGAGCGTTGGTCAAAGTAGCACAGTCATTGATTCGGCTGGTGGCGTGATCAACTTAATTGCTCAAATCATTTATACAACTTCTCTACTCATTGCGATTGTAAAGCTGATTCTTGACATGGTAGACCTTATCATCCAAAGGGTTAAGTTTAAGATGGCTATGAGCGTTAATAGGCTAATTGAGATTGGTGCAAACGAGCTAGGGCTTACATACAAATCAAGTATTTTGCAGGATGCTATTTGGAGTAAACTTCATTTGATACCTAGACAATTAGCTAATCCGGTAACTCAGCAAGATGACCGTATATTCGGATTCCTTACACCCGACCCAAACGTGCAAACAGGTTTCTACGATGGTACTTTTGGAGACCTACTTAGGGGTATAAAAGCAATGTTCAACGCTAAATTAATCGTAAACAACGGTCAATTAAGCATTGAGCCAAACCTACCCCCGACAAGCGCGAGGTTTAAGTTACAGCCAGTTTACACACCTAAATTTACAGACAACTCTATTGACCTGGTGGCAAACATTAACATCACGTTTGCCTACGATAACAACGACCTCAACACTATTGACAACTGGCTAGGCACTAACGTAAGTGTTCAGGCTGTGTATAAAAATAGCGTTGGGAGCGATTCTTTACTTTCAGGAAGTAATCGAGTCGCCATTCCATTTTCACGAATATTTGATAAACGTTCTTTGAGCGTACCTGAAAAAGTTGCAGATACCTTGCTGGGTACTTTGGGTGTTGTGTTGGGAATTATAATCAAAGCCGCCAATGTAGCTATTAAAGGCATAAACGAAATAGTCAGGCTAATCAATAAGGTTAAAAAGGCTTTGAGTGCATTTATTGACATCAAGGTAGAGATTAATCCAGTTGACGAGCTAGAAGATCCGAATCTCGGAAATATCCTAGAGAACCGCATCGGCATGGCTATGCTCGAAAAAGACATAGTTAGCGTTGATAGGGTGTGCTTGCTAGATGTGAATGAAAACGACCCATTAAAAACCAAAATATCACTACTCAATCAGCCGAAAATAAGGGCTAGGAACTTATATGAAGAGTTCTACAAGTCTAGCAGTTTTGTGCCTGACGGCAACCCAAACCACGCGCAACGCAGACTAATCACTTATGAGGGTGTTCAAATGAACTATTCAGACGTGGTGAACGTGCGTGAAGATAGGGCTGTAAGGCTTCCAGACGGAACGATAGCGGAGGTTTTATCTTGTGGTTATAACCCTGCAAAACAATTGGCTAACTTTGTAGTGTCCGTGAAACGTATATGGTCAAACAACTTAAAGGAGGAAATCAGTGAGCCAACAGGAACATAAAGACATTGTTGAAGGGATGCGAATGATGGGCGATGGTGTTCTGAAAGTCGCTAAAAACACTGAGCGTCTTATTAAAGAGGGCGCGATTAAGGACTTACCAGAGGAAGAAGTGAACGAGTTGAACAAAAGGTCGGGCGAGTTGAAGTCTATGCTGGACGAGTTGGGCGGTGTTAAGGAAAAAATAGAGTTTATCAAAAGTAAATTGTAATGGCTGGATTCTTAGAGGACATAAAGTATGAAGTAGAAAGTTTAAGCTCTGCAACGCCTGAGATTGACTACTTGTATGCTAACATTTTCCAGAAGGTTACAATGACCGCGACCGTCCGCTACGAGACGTATGTAAATGCCGAAACTGACGAAGGTTTTTCCTTTGATGATCCGCAAGACCCAGATGACAGTTGGGTAAGGGATGAAGAAGGGTTAAATAGATTTGAAGAGTTTAGTGTTGGCGATACAATTATCATTCAAAATGCCAATACGCTGGCTAATGATGGCGAGTATCTAGTAATGGAAAAACCAGACGATAATCGCATGAGAATGTGGGATACATCTGGTGCAGGGGCTTATGCTACATTCACGCAAGACTTGTCGGACGAGACGGTAGAGTTTAGGCTTCAACAAGACCCCGAAGGGCTGGTTTATGATTATGGCCTAATTAGAAACAACGAAGCGACAAACTATTTTAGCAAAGTTGACGGGTCAATTATGCGATTTGTTAGCGAGGATGCTACGAGTGCGCCATTAGTCGGGGCGGCAATGATTCCATTAGGGAAAAAAGACTGGCAATTTGGCTATGATGGAGGTGCTTCATTTACTAATCAGACCGAGACAGACGAGCGTAATAATGAAATTTATGTTTTCCAAATAGTACACACGTTCTACGTACACCCGTTCTACCTACCCCCTCAAATAACAGAGCTTCAAAATAACGTTGCGCCTACCTACTTTCGCTCACTCAATGCTTTGACCAACGTATGGCGATTAGAAGCACGAAGGGAAGCGAAAGACCCTAACGTGTTCCAGGAGTTCGTTTACGATGGCGTAAACAGCAAGGACGGAAATAGCGGATGGTTTGACGAAGAAGGAAACGGTGGAAATCCTGAGTATGAAGTAACCAACCTTTCATACAACAACACGATCAACACCTTAGACCTTGCCGGCACGACAAATGTAACCTTCGATATTGAAAAGTTGGTAGTTGGCGCGAATGATCCTGAGTACGTTTGTGTAAACTTCATTGTACTACCCGAACAAGAAAGCGACATCGCCAACAACAACCTGTTAATGCGAGAGAATTATTGCTGGGATAGAGCTTTACAAGAACAGGGCGCAGCAGCTATTGATGGAGAGGCTAAAGCAGCGGACGCAACGTACACAGTTATCGAGGACTTAACCGTAACGGTAAGTGCTGGAGTTGCAAGCGTTGACTTTGATGTTAACTTTGGTTCGGCTGTACTGAATAAATTCGATGGCCTCACAAACAAACAGTTCTTAATTGCCGCATACGTTGTTGATAACTTCGCTACACCCGAGTTAAATAACTACGTCACGCTATTGGTAGATGTGAACACAGCGACTACCGAAATAGGCACGGGAACGGCAACAGTCACAACGGACTTCTTATTTGCAGACCAAACGGATAACTCATTTGTCAATCCAAATGACGATGTAATAAAGGTCGAGGACGAGGTTGTCGCAGATACATTGGTCCTACTCGATCAAGGCACTTTATCAGATGCGCAACTAGAGGGATTGACCGCTCAGATAGTAGCAACGGATGGAACAGACGAGGCTGTATTGTTTGAGAGGACATACGATAGCAGCGCAGACCCTTTAAGTGGTGCGGTTAGAACGTTCAGGCAAGCCACACCTTCGGGCTTTATTTCCGCGAGTACAGAGCTTTTAAGTGAGCTTATTTTTTACCGTTCAACAGCGGATGACACGGGTACTCAATACGGTTACAGGATTCAATTTCCTTTCCTTATGCGTTGGGAGTATTGGGAGCAGCTTATTTTGTCAAACATTCCCGGAGCATTTATTGACTACACCGAACCAAATAACGGGGTCAATCAGGATTGGATTAGACTAGCTGGTCTTTCGGGATTTGATTTAGTTTATCGGGTCATTGCAGAGGTAAGCGCGAGCGGGGTAACGAGCGCACTATCAACAGATGTTACCTTAGACCCGAAAGATTACGACCATAACGCTAATTGGGGCAGTAACAGCATAGTAATAAGCGATACTACTGGCTCTTTGTCGGTAGGTGGGCAGCCTTACATGAAGCGTGTAGGAGATACAACGGTTACAGCCATCTTTGTTTATTCAGGTGGTGGTAGCCCAACAGCGGCAGATGTGTACGCTGTAATGCGAATCATCCCGAAAGAGAACGGTACTTGGACGGCTAATGAAAGCCTATCAAGTGAATTTAACCGAGAAGCACGCTCTAACGTGTTAAAATCAACGCTGACTACTGGACTGCTAGACATTCAAGAGAGTGGCGGTACGTTCACAGTATCGGCTAAAATAGACGCTTCTAATATTGACCCAGCGATTACGGAATACACTATCAGTTGTTCGATAGCTGAAAAGAACACATCGGGGACGCCTGACAGGGGTAATGTAATTGTTCAAGATTGTTTTGTCCAGGATGTTATAGACTTTGACCCACCAGTAACACCGAAGGACGAAAACCCGTTAAGGAAGTGCTGTTTTGAGCATTGTGTTTTAGCCTCCACAACGGACGCGGACGACTTGAAGAACGATTATTCGCTATTTCTCGAGATAATTCCGCAGCAGTACACTTGTTCAATGGACTTGGAAAAGCTGGTGGATGGCACTTGGACAAAACAAGCGGATCTAAACACCAACGCATACGGCACGTATTACACGCAAGGCTTTGAATCACGCGATAACAACGAATACATAGCGTATGTTTTGGAGTGGCGAGATGTTTTGTCTGCGTTTGATGCTGGAAAATATAGAGTAAAGTTTGATTTTGGAGGTGGCGATGCGCTGTATTCAGATAGCTATTGTTTGGACGAGTTTACAACAGCCCGTGCCGATGGCTCTACTCGTATAACGTACACCCTCGATAGTCGAATAGGGGATGCCGACCAAACAAAAGTGAGAGACTTTAGTGGTCTGAATCTTACCGGTCAGCTTCGTATTTGTCAGTCGTACTTTGGTTTTGCTTCGGGAAGTTATGAAGAAGAAGTTGTAAGGTGGACCAATGGATTTGAGAACATTGTAAGCCTAAACTTGAAAAATCAGTACACACTTGAAATGCAAGCCTCAGATACAGCGATAAGAGACTTCTTGAAGTACACGGTTTTCTTTGCTGACGAGATGACGATTACAGACTACAACAGTAAAAACGCTGATGACTACGTTGAGTTGCCCGTTAGAATTACTGGCGAGTTTGCACCAAACTACGAAGGCTCACGACCTTATCCATCGATAATAATCACACTCGCTCAGGCGTATGACAATAACCGTAAATTATATTCTTAATTTTGCATTATGGCACAGAAAGGAAGAACAGCATTACAGACCGACATAGACACTAACCTTGCAGACAACAACGTTGAAGCAATTACACCAGCTTTACACCGTGAGGTAGAAACTAACCTAAACGATTCGGCATACAACCTGGACGACAACGATTCAGACGATGTAACAGAGGGTGCTACAAACCTTTTTTTTACAGACACGAGGGTTTACACAAAGGTTAAGGCTCTTTTAGCCGCTGGGACAAACGTCACTATAACAGCGGATGACGGTGCGCAGACACTTACCATTGACGCTGCAACTGGCGGTGTTTCTGATGGGGACAAAGGTGATGTAACTGTTAGTAGTTCGGGAACAGTTTGGACTATTGATAATGACGCTGTGACCTTCGATAAGATTCAGAACATTCCAACAAATAGGGTGCTGGCACGATCTAGCTCTGGTACTGGTTCAGTTGAATCCCTGACCCTTCCAAACTTCCGTACACTTATTAATGTAGAAGATGGCGCGGATGTTACGGACACGACAAATGTAACGGCTGCTGGTGCGCTAATGGATAGTGAGGTGGTTAATTTAAACGATGTAAAGAATTTTGACCCAGCCGACTATGCGACAGCAGCGCAAGGAACGACAGCAGATAACGCTTTACCAACGGCAGGCGGCACAATGACGGGCGCGATTTTGGGAGACCAAGAAATAAGAGGACATAGACCCGTTGGCTCGCCTATCACAACTAGCGATAATTTAGAAAACATTGATCCGAACACTTACTACCCTATGGATTCATCAGGTGGTGCTGTGGTTATAACCGTAACAGATGCGGCAAATTCTGCTTATGCTCAGGGTGTTGAGTTTGAATTTTCCCCAAACGATTTAACAAACGACATTTCATTTACTGTTAGTGGAAGCCAAGTCATTAACTCGAAAGATGGAAATTTAAAAATAGACGGTAATTACAGCGGTGTTGTTTTAAAGAAAGAAGCCGCTAATACTTGGAAATTAATTGGAAGCCTAAAAGCATGATAGGGATAGGATTAGGAGCTTACGCGAGTCAGGGTGGTGATGGCAACCCTATACCAGCATTAAACCCTGTATTTTGGGTTGATGCAGCTCAGAATGTTACGGAGTCAGGAGGGGCTGTATCTGCATGGGGTAACTTAGGCACTGGTTCAACTGACGCAACGCAAGGCTCGGGGTCAGCGCAGCCAACTTACAACGCTACGGGGTTCGGTACAAACTCGCTGCCCTACATTGATTTTAATGGCTCAAATCATTTCTTAACTGTCGGGACTGAATATAGTAAATTAGCCAACCATACAGTTATTACCATTTCGCAAACCGACGATATAACCATATCAAACCAAACTATAATAGGAGAAGCTAACGGAAGCGGTAACACTCAAACAACGGGTATTACACATCAATTAAGACGACCATCGGGTACAACGTTTTTTCAAAACCTATTCGGGGATGGTAGTGTAGGTTCTGTTACAAGAAGCACCGAGGCTATGACGGCAAACCCTCAGTTACTAACAGACACGTATGCTAACGGAGATACCGAGACTGTTATGTATTTAGATGGTGTGGGCCTTACTGAGAATGGAATTGCCACTAGTGCTAGTTCTATCGGAGGCACTGCGTTTAACTTATCAATAGGTAGAATCGGCGAATTTAACGGGAATTACTTAAATGGTAAAGTTGCAGAAGTAATTATTTTTGATTCTGTTTTAGGTTCATCAGACCTAACAGCGGTTCATAACTTTTTAATCAGTAAGTATGGATTGTAAGCTAGTAAGTAGTCAAGAGTTTGATGCAATAAGCCAAACAATAAACGATGGCGAGGGAATCCCTTTTGAAAAAGAGGACGGATATAGGGTAGATACCTGGTTGAGCAAAGCGAATTGCTATCATCCTGAACACGGTTACTACATACCAAAAGATAAGGTCACGGAAAAATACGTGCAAGGGTTTGAAGATGTTGATTTAACAATACAGATAAATGGATATATTTAACGAGTTGGATGCCGGGAATTTAATACTCGAAGCATTAGCGATGGTTGCATTTTTTATCACGTTCAAAGCTACGCAGCAGGAAAAAACCCGTAACTTGGAGAAAAGGGACGAAGAAAAAGATACTAGGATTAAAGAACTTGAAGTGAAATTAAACGAAGTGAAAGAGACGGCAAACGCAACGGCTAATTACGCAAAGGATTCTGAGCAAGACCGTAAGAAAGTAATGGAGGAATTTTTACCGAAACTCACGAACTCAATCGATGGGGTCAATGTAACCCTCCAGTCAATCCTTAAAGACATAGGTGGAATGAAGAAGGACATCCACGATATGAGGGAGCGCGGAACAGAGGACAGAATAAAACTAGAGAAATTCATTGCAGTCAATCAAAGCCTAAACACACCCGATGAAAATTAGCGAGAACTTCGATCTGAGAGAGTTAGTCAGCATCAACACTTACAAAAGACGTGGAAACGCTGCAATTGAATTATTAGACCCTCGATTGATGCCAATACTAGAATACCTCAAAAAACTATTTTCAGACGATGAGAGGGCTTATATCGTGGTTAACGACTGGTTGTGGGGTGGTGCGTACACGGAATCGGGGTTTAGAGACTACGACACCGATATAACAGAGACTTTGAATAGCCAACACCGATATGGGCGCGCTATTGACATTAAAGTAAAGCATCGGGGGAAATACCTTAGAAGCGATGAGATGTTCTATAAGGTGCGCGAAAATTACGCTGAATTAAGGAAATTAGGGATAACAACGGTTGAGGATTATAGGAAAACGGCTGGAAAAAATAGAAGCTGGCTGCACTTGGACTGCCGAATCACGGATCGGGAAGATTTGTATATTGTTTAATCAGCCCGACTTATCAACATAGTTAGGAATTACGAATAACCGTCTTATATTTGCTTCACAGTCCTGAGCGCGTTCTGCGCACTCATACTTGTATTTTTTGGTTGGAGAGAGACGGTTTGCGCCGTCTTTCTTTTTTTACCCTTGCATTTTTCCGAAAGCGATGTATATTTGCTAGTGAAAATTACTTTTCATATTGTTTTTTTTGATAGTCCAGAGAGGATGTGTAGTCGCACATCCTCTTATTTTTTACACCTATTGCATTTTAAATAAATCCCTTTATATTTGCCTTTAAGATTCCCGCACGAATCGAACGAAATTTTTATCGAAAAGCCTTTTTCTGAGTAGCCGTGCGGGGCGAAAGGGGAAAGGCTTTTTTATTACACTACATTATGGAATTACAAATAAAGGATTTGAGGCTTGGAAACTTAATTAAAATAGCCTCAGTAGTTCAAAAAGTAAAGTCGTTTGGGACTGATTCTGTTGGGGAATACATTGAAACAGAAGATTACATTACTTATGCTGGCGAAGAATGGAACGCGGCCGAGCTAATACCTTTGGACGATGAATGGCTAGAAAAAATGGGGTTCAATGGAGGTTTTTTACAAATTAAGGTTCAAAACGTTAAAGACTATGGCCGCCCTGAATACAATAGGGTTGTTAAAATATCATTTCAGGATGATGTATTTGAAATGTGGCATATGGTGCTTGACCACGAAATGTGTTATAATGACGAGCTGTACGAAGACACTTTTACACCAGTAAAATACCCTCACATACGATACATTCATCAAGTGCAGAATTTATATCACGTCCTAACTGGCGGGGAGCTAAAAATAGAGGGCTATGAGTAAAAAGAATCTACCAAATATACCCATTTATATAGGAGACTGGGAGCGCGACTGCAACGTATTATCATTAGAAAGTGAGGCGGCTTGGATGAGAATTGTTTTCAAACTTTGGACAAAAGGGAAGCAAAACACAATCAAAATGCCAGCAAAAAGCCTGCAAAATTTGTGGCGTTGTTCGCCCGAAAAAATGCGTGAAATATTGGACGACTTAATTTACAACGAAATCGCGGAAATAAAGGAAGAGAAAGGTTTTATTGAATTTACTTGCAGGCGATTTGTAAAGGAGAATGAGATTAGTCAAATAAGGAGGAAAGCCGCAAACTCTAAATCAAATCAAGAGCAAAACGATAGCAAACCAAAAGCAAAAGGGGGGCAAAACACTGACATTGACTATGAAGATGAAGATGACAATGAAAGTAAAGATGATAATGAAGTTGAAAGTAAAAAACCGACAAAGCGCAATTTAAGAAACCCGAAAGTCAAAGAACCTACCTACGAGGAATTTCACAACTACGCAATGGAGCAGGGAGTGAAGCAGAATTTAAACTTGGACGACACTAAGGTCAGAGGAAGGTATGAGGCTTGGAAAGGTAACGACTGGAAAACAATTAATCCTGAAAGGAAAATAAAAGACTGGCAAGCCACCGTAAGGGGTAACGTTTGTCATTGGACTAAAAAAGAAAACAATGGAAAAGGACAACAATCAAATTTCGAGAAATTCCACAACCAACACAAAGATAACCCTGCATACAAAAACTTCTAGTTTAGCTGAGAGGGCAAAGTACGGGGAGTTAGTGCCAGCAAACTCAACGGAAGAACTGGTACACAGTCCTGCTATGCGTTCGGTTATCAAACAGCGCGATAACGGTTATTCGGAATGTAGAACAGCGATAAGCATAGCTTTAGGAAAGGCCGCGCTGGCTTTGAAGATTGAAATGGGTGATGATCGAAGGGAGTTAATCGTTGATGATATTCTCGAGGAATTTCAGTACGACCCGATTGATATGATTCTAATGGTCCTAAAAAAAGGGCGAAAGGGAAAGTATAAGGACATTCAGAAAACGTACCGGGATTTAAACCTGGAGGTAATTAGCGAATGGATGATGCACGAAAGGGAATTACTTATGGAAGCAAAGCACCGAGAAAACGAACGGAAAGCGGACGAGGACTACGCTAGTTTGATTCGGGAAATACCAAAGGAGCAGGCGTTAAAACTGGCTGAGAGTGTTTCGGTTTGCGCCACTAAAAAGGCTATTGAAAAAGAATCGGCAAAAAAAGCGGTAAATCGGCATCGCTCAATAATGACCGAGAATAAGTATCTTGATTTTTTAAAACGAGAGCTACCGAATATGAAGCGCACGGAAATAAACGCCATACGAAAACAAGCGGACGCGATAAACGCCCACGGGGAAAAGGTAAGCCCCGAAGTTGTTAAGTTGATTGACGAACATTTAGGGGAATGAGAGAGTACAAAATATTAAACCTATACGCTTGTTTAGGCGGCAATCGTTACAAGTGGGATGAGGTAGGTAAAGAAGCAGGTATTAAAATTGATGTTACTGCGGTAGAATTAGATCCGGAATTAGCTAGGTTGTATCAAGAGAGATTCCCGAACGATAAAGTTTTGATCGAAGATGCACACCAATACCTACTGGACCATTACCAAAAGTTTGATTTTATTTGGAGTAGCCCTCCATGTCCGACACATTCAAGGCTTAGAAAAACTAACACCGGTGAAGGGGAAAGACAGTCGAAAGCCAGTTATCCAGATATGAAGTTATGGCAAGAGATTATATTTTTAAATAATTTTTTCAAAGGCAAATACTGTGTTGAAAATGTAATATCGTATTACGAACCTATGTTTTCTCCCAAAAAAAGGGATAGGCATTATTACTGGACAAACTTTAACCTACCAAATAAAATTTCAAATAGATATTGCAAAGTAGGAACAGGTAAAAATGAGTTTCAGAATTTATGCACATTTCACGACTACGATTTTAAAAAATACAAAGGGAATCAAAGAAAAGACAAAATAGCTCGAAACCTGGTAGACTACGAAGCTGGTAGAACGATACTAGAAACAGCACTTGAAGTTTCTCGAAAACAAAACGTAAGGCAATCAACCATATTTGACGCATTACCGTGAAAAACGTTTGCAATTTACCAAAACAGTATTATCTTTGGTCAACCAAAAAATTAGAGTATGAAAATTTACAAGTTTGATTTCAACCAGATAAGCGACAAGCACGACAACCACTTTACTATTTACGTCAGTCAATTATCAGCAATCGACATTTTTGCAAGTATGGGAATTAATGATTTAGCCGAAATAAACGAAGCCTTAGAGAATCAGGATAGCGAAGAATCCGATTACCTAAACGCGAAGGTTATTGGGACTGGAGAACCAATGAAAAAACGTCTATTGATTAACTGCGAGGACTGCAACGGACACGGACACGCGGAACACTTCACGGGAAGCCGCGCGATTGTAGGCGGTGGGAATAACGTTTACGGAGAAGAAATATTTGAAACGATGGACTGCTCAACTTGCGGTGGTCTTGGAAAGATTGAGATTGAGTTGTGATGGCTTGTTGTGCATAGTACGGATTGAATAACTAAAACTTAATAAAATGGGAAATATGAGTTATTGTAGGTTTGAAAATACCTACCAAGATTTAGAAGAATGTTACGAAGCACTACAAAATGAAGGTGGTGTAAAAGGAATTGAAGAAGAAGCAAGCCAATACGAAAAGCCGTACATAAAAAAGCTTATCAAGTTGTGTAAGGATATAGCAGAAGAGTTTGAGGATGAACTTGAAGATTAGTGTTGGTGCTAACGGTTTGTATATGGCACGTAACCACTCACAGACCTAATTAAAAGAGAAAATAATTTAATAACCGCATATAGTTTTAAAAATGGCTAACAGGCTATGTGCTATATACTTTGTTAGCCACCGTTTTATTATGAAAGGATTATGTTTAATAGTTTGGATGTTTATAACCCTATTGTTTGTATTTAGCATTGTTGGATTAGCAATGTTCATACCTAAAGACCAATGGCAAAACCATCCAAACGAACCATCAACTTGGGCTAAAATAGGTAGAGATTTATTATATGCTGTCGTAAATGGTGGCTAACGTAAATAATATGAAACGTACAGGAATAGAAAGCAGTAGCCAACCTGTACGCTACAAACTTAATTAATGGCACAACTGCATAATTTTGGCTAAACACCTGTATGTTTTATATTTAGTGTTATGCCCCGTTTTTTAATTATATGAAATTAGACTTAATAACAAACAAAGAAGCAGTTACAAAAGAGCTGAACCCTAATGATGAGTTTTATACGCCTAATTACGCTATTGAGCCTTTGTTAAGGTATTTAAAACCTAATAGTGAGATATGGTGCCCGTTTGATACTAATGAAAGCAACTTTGTAAAAATGCTAACAACAGCAGGACACAAGGTTTTAAATACACACATTGGAAACGGTGAAGACTTTTTTACATACGAGCCACCAACTACCATTGAGTACATAATTAGTAATCCGCCTTATAGCTTGAAGGGCGAAGTGTTTGCACGACTGTTTGAAATAGGTAAGCCGTTTGCTATGCTTGTTGGAGTTGTAGGGTTGTTTGAAAGCCAGAAGAGGTTTAAAATGTTTGCAGAAAATGACTTTGAAATAATGTACTTCAACAAGCGTATAAGCTACTTTAAGGATTACGGCGACCCGAAGCCAAAGCTTAACCCACCGTTTTCAAGTGTGTACTTAACAAAGGCGGTGCTGCCAAAACAGATAGTGTTTGAAACTGTGGTGAAGTAAATGGGGCATAACGGTTTGTGTAACACATCGTAGCCATCACAGACCACCGATAAAAGAACTGAATTACAAACTCACACATACGCTTTTAAAAGGCTGACGGGTTATGTGTGTTACATTTTGTTAGCCACCGTTTATTATGAATGTAGCGCAAATTGAAAACCACATTAAAACAAGACAGGAAGAACTTGAATCATTGGTTGACTTCTGGAACAAGTTTAACGAACTCAATAACAACCAACCTTTGAAGAAAGAAACGTACCAAGAAGTACAAGCAAAAGTTAGCAGTAGAATGGCATATTTAGAACGTTCAATTAGAGACCACGAGGATTTACTTTAAATGGTGGCTAACAATGGCATAAGACGCATCAGTGCAACAATATTAAAACCAAAAAGTATGACAAAGAAAAAACTAGAGAGTTTAGGATTTGAGAAAGTCAAGGAGTATTACCACGACGACTATTTTACGGAACGCTTCCGAAACGGAGAACTGGAAGTCGAGTTGACCTACGAAAAAGGCCAGCTAATAACTTGCGATTTAACTATGGATGAGGTAAATTGCAAACCGATAACCGAAAAGGAAATACAAGTATTAACCCCGATCTTCGGGAAAAACTAAAAGTTATGAGTGAGAAGAAGAACTTACCAAAGATTCAAGAACTACAATTAGACCCTAAAGAGGCGTTTAAGTATGACCAATTAAAGGCGATAACGAACGAGCCGCCTATACAGAAGTTTATCAAACAGCACCCTTTCGCTAAGGGAGTGAAATACATCCCGATTGATAAGATTGAGTTTTTACTGGATAGGATATTTCAACAATGGCGAGTTGAGGTAAAGGACTATCAGCAGCTATTTAATTCGGTTACTGTTTCCGTAAGACTTCACTACTTAGACCCAATCACGGGTCAATGGAACTATCACGATGGGGTAGGTGCGGTCGGAATACAAACTGACAAAGGAAAGGCGGCAAGCGACCTTACAGCCGTCAAGCAAGATGCGGTAATGAAAGCATTGCCAGCTGCAAAGAGTTACGCTATTAAGGATGCTGCGGAACATTTTGGGGCTTTGTTTGGGCGTGATCTGAACCGAAAGGATACAATGGCGTTTAACCGTACCCGAAAAGTGGTAACGCTAAAGGAATTGAGAGAGAAATTTGAAGAGGTGGAAGCCAACATCCCGAGTAAACGCTACGCACATATTCAGCGAGTGATTGGAATGGAAGAGGAAAACCACTACGCAAAAGCATTGGAAGAACTAAAAACATACGAGAATGAGTAGGGTAGGGAAATTCACGAGCAGCCAAATTTACAGGCTAATGAGTAAAGGTAGGGGTGCGTTCAGTATTGAGAACACCGGCAAACCTTTTGAGACTTACATTCAGGAAAAAGTTTGGGAATCTAAGTTAGGCTGCCAACTGGATAATGAAACAACGGCACGTCCCACAAGCTGGGGTAACCTAATGGAGTTGTTTTTCTTTGAAAAGCATTTGGATATTAAGTGGAAAGAGGTACACAAGGAAAGGTACGAACATCCAACACTACCCTGGAGCGGTGCGCCCGACATGGTAAGTGAAACAGAGGTGGCAGATGTTAAAAGCCCTTATACCTTGCGTTCATTCTGCGAGTTAAGCGATATGTGCGCGGAATCAGTAATAGCGCACGAGAACTTGAAAGAAAAAAAGCCTGAGTATTACTGGCAGCTTGTTAGCAATGCGATACTAGCTGGAGTTGATGATGTGGCTCTATACATTCACGGGGTCGAACGGAAATACTTCAATGAGGTAGTTGATTACGCTGAGGCAATGGTGGACAACCTGAACACTTACGCTTGGATTAGCTTTTCACAGCCTGAGCAGCTACCTTTGATTCCTAAAGAGAGTAAATATCCAGCGATTACAAACATAAGCTTTACAGTCCCTCAGGAGGACAAAGACCTATTAACCGCTAGGGTAGAAATGGCGGCAAAGATTTTGAACGAAAAACTAAAGGCATGAGCAATAACAAAACAACTGATAAGGCTTCAGAAAGCAATATTGGGTTTGAAAAAGAAATTGAAAAGGCGCGTAATGAGAAACGCGAACTAGAGCAGCATATATCTAGTCTAATTTTGAAGTACGAAAAGCAGTACGGTGTTACCGTATCAAAAATCGAATATGCTCAAATTTCATATCCTGATATGCCAATGGTTAAATGTAATGAAATTAATCTAATCATAGAGCTATGAGCGAATCAAACACAAGGGAAGTAGTTAAAGAAGTTATCAAAGAAGTGATGGGATTGTCGGATGCCGATATGGAGGATTATAACGACTCGTCCACGTTAAAAGGCGACATCGGAATGGACAGTCTCGACATCCTGGAGACGGCAATGAAAATCGAAAAGGAGCTGAATATTGAAATCCCCGATCCAGCCATTGAGCGAATTGATGCCTTTGGCGAGTTGGTGGAGGTAACAGAAAAGTATTTAGGGCAGCAGAAGCCGAAAGTTTAATTAATAATCAGTAGTTATGGAACAATCATTAGAAGTAATCAGCTTAATCAGCGACCCAGCGGTAATAGCCGCAGCGTTAACCTACATTGGGAAAGAGGAAAATAAAAAGGGAAACATCAAAATAGGCTACACTTTTATGGTGTTGGCTGGTTTAGAGCTTTCAGAAGCAATTTACAGACTAGCAGAATACATTTGGATATGAACAAGATAATGTTAATCGGACACTTGGGGAAAGACCCCGAAATCACGGACGTAGGAAACACAAAAGTATGCAAGTTTACGCTGGCAACAACCGAACGCTACAAAAACAAGTCAGGCGAGAAAGTAGAAGATACCACCTGGCACTCGATCGAGGCTTGGGGTAATGTAGGCGAAATTCTCGCCAAATACCTGAGCAAAGGGGATAAGGTTTACCTGGAGGGGCAACAGCGGAACGAGAAGGGCGAGGAAAGGTACTACTCGAAAGTTAGGGTAAGTGCATTTGAGTTTTTAGGGAGTAAGTCTGAGGTAAAGACAGCCGAGCCGATTGATGATGGCGACGGCATGGGTGATGATGACTTTCCGTATTAATTATGGAACTAATAGAATTTATGTTTAGTGGCTTTTGGGTGTTTTGTGGATTCTGCATAGTCGGGGCTTTTTTGTTTCAAGTGTTACTATTGTTTTGGTCTCGATTTATGCGGATGCTAATGGTCAGGAAACACGGATGGCCACCAAAACATTTAGACGCCGATGGAGACTGGAAGGAAGAAAGTAATGAACGAGAAGCAGCTACATAAGCAGATAATCCAGTACATTGAACTGGTCCAGCCGAAAGTAATCGTCCAGAGCGACCCGAACGGGGTCAAGTTAACCATGGGTCAATCTAAGGCGGCTAAAGCGATAAGGCTTCCACACGAGGGCGGACACCCAGATATATTCGTCTTTTCAGCTCGGAAAGGTTACAACGGTTTGTTTATAGAAGTAAAAACGGAATCAAACAACCCCTTTCTAAAGGACGGAAGCATCTCGAAGTCAGAACACCCTCAAAAACAACACAGCGTTCACGAGAGGCTACGAAAAGAGGGTTACACGGGTGGATTCGCGGTGGGCTTCGATATGGCAAAGCAAATGATTGACGATTATTTTTGTTAAATTGACGTTTATATCGTGAAAGTGTTTATATTTGAAGTCTAAACCAAATTACAAGTTATGATTAAGGAATTTACATTTAGTGGATTTATTGAGTCAAGCTGGTTATCCGATTTCGAGACTGTCAAATTAGTTGACGGTTATAAGAGGATTGATTTAGTGAAGAAATTTAGAGCGATATTTGATTTGTACGAATCCGAGGTGTCCGTAGGTTATTACATTTCTGATGAAAAGAAAACAGAACAAGAAATAAAGGAGGGCTGGCTAAAGAAATTGTTTGGTTCTATTGATGCGGATTTTACATCTGAATCATACAATTATTCTTCATACACTTACGGAACTTATAACGATAGCTATTTATCAATAGGTGGGCATGACTTGCTAACTGAATTGAAAAGTTACAAGGAAAAGTATTGCGTCATAAAAATAAGCGTAAAAACAGACCAATGAACGGCTTAATACGGGAAGTAATTGATTAACCAAAACCAAAAATATGAGTTACTACAACACAAACAAGGAAGTCGGAAGAACCTTAGCCGAAAGTCAAGGAAAGGCCCAAAGACAGCGAGACAAAGTGCTGGAGATATTCCGATCGAAAAAGAACCTAACAGCATCAGAGGCTTGGAAAATCTACGGAATCAACGAATGTCCGATAACGAGCATTAGACGGGCGATAACCGACCTATACAACGAGGGGCTTCTCTTCAAAACCGAAAAGACAGCGAAGGGAATGTACGGAAAAGCGGAACACGTTTACTCGACTGAAAACCCAAAACAGCCTAAATTTGGTCGTGATGGGCAAATTGATTTGTTTCAGTAGGGATAACGTTTTGGCTATGTGTAGTTCCGACATTGATAAATTACTACACTAACTTAAAAGACTAAAACAATGAGTAAAGAACAGAACAACCAAGAAGAAAATAAGGTATTACATATAGGTGTTGTTAGCGGTAATTCTACTCCAGAACCCCCTAAACCGCCTTTATGTAGAGTTATGAGAGAAGGCGTAGGACATTTTTGTACCAACTGTGGTAGCACGATGCCAAGAGGTGGGTTTTTAATGTTATTTGGCAAAAGATATTGTGATAATGATAAATGCCCGAATAGCAAACCACCAAAGAATTACCGCTAACGGTTTGGCTAAAGTGCGTTGCCATTAAAATGCACGAAACTTTCAAATTAAAAACTATGCACAAAGAAAACCCACAAGTTCAACACACAGCCGACAATGGCAATGCAACTTTAGGTGTTGTTAGTGGCAGTTTTATTACTGAGAATGACTTTGGTAAAGATGTTAATGGCTTGAGATTTATTGATGAATTAGGAAATATTCGAGAATGTGAATCAGTAACTTACGATGATGCTGGCATACCTTATATTATATGGAAAGGAATACCACCAATAGGAAGTAAATGTGCTTACAATTTGAGGTATAATAAAAAAATGAAGTGGCTTTAAATTGCCACTAACAATGGCATATAGCGCACTAATGCAACAATATTGAAATGAAAATAATCGACAGCATAGACGAGTTAACGGTAAAGACTTACTCCAGGATTATCGAGACAGGCGACATCAGGCATTTGGGATCCGGGCGGTTTTTGTTTCTGTTTCCGAAAAGGCTGTTGAAGGCTTGGGAAAAGATTGAAGAAGAAATGTTGACCGAGTGGCTAAAGGACCGGGAATATCTCAGGGCGTTAGAAGATGACAAGCGAGAGGTTCTGCAAATCGTCAAAGGTAAAATGAGCAGCGTTTCAAGTGAAAAGACCATTGCCAATGCTTTACTGAAACAACGAGAAGCCAGAGAGCAGGATCGAGACCAAGAAAAGAATCAACTCCACGAAACATTAAGCGCATTAAAGCAGGCGTTAGGGTTTCACATTCCGACCGACCAATACACGATGAAGGAATACATCAACGACATTAACCATTTAAAAAAACAAGTACGGGAAAATGAAAAAGCAAGAAAAAACAATAATTGAGGACGCAAAGGATAGGAGCGTAAAGTACATTCGGGAACTAAAAGCGGTTCTGGAAATGAGGGAAACGCTCTGTGAAACTCAGGGAATAAGCATAGAGATGTTGAAGTCTAGCGTCCGGGACAGACCAATAATAAGGGTACGACAAGCGTTCACGAGTGCGAGTGTATCATTCTGCGAGAAGTTACCAGCAAGTCATATTGCTGCCTTGATTGGGCGCGACCACGCAACGGCAACGCATTACACGAAAGACGAAACGGGAACGCATCACACCGACTACGTTCAGGACAAAGAATATGCAGCGATTTATGACGAGGCAAGGGAAATATTAGAAGTGGCCTACTTCAACAAAGACGACTCCGATTGCGAGATAGTCATCGATTTAGGGCTGGAAGTTGCGTTAAAATACGCACGAGCCAGGGACATAGCCGAAAGGATAATACTGGAGATACCCAACGGCTTGACTAAGCTAGAAAACGTTTACCGCACTATGCAGAAGCAGGAGAACCGTTTAAGGTCTCAGCGGAATAAGGGAAGTTGGAAGGGAACAAAAGAGGCACTTTTAAAGCTATAAGGTTAACGTTTGCCCCGAAAGAATGTTTATTGTATATTTGACAAAACCAAAATTACGAGTATGAAAACAGAAAGACAGTTAGAGATTAAAGACCTTGCGCCATACCTTCCGTATGGGTTGAAGGGGGGCTTTAGAAACAGAATTGAAATTTTAAAATCTTGCACAAATGGATTTATAAATAGAGAAATACTGTACGAAGACTATAAACCCATCCTACGCCCCTTATCAGACCTAACCAAAGAGATTGAGCATAAGGGAGAGAGGTTTGTGCCAATTGATGTTTTAAGTGATTGGACAACCATTCAGATAAATGATGATGACTCCATAATGGAAGCTGGGTTTGATGGCGAGATGCATGAAATTGACTCGCCATTAGAAATGGCTTATTGTCAAGTAGAAAATCTATTAAAGTGGCACTTCGATGTTTTCGGACTCATCGAATCAGGACTAGCAATTGACATTAACGAACTAAACGAGAAGCAATGAAACTAAAACTAGACAAGACCTACCGCCTGAACAACGGAGAGGTAAGGACAATGAAAGACAGCCGTAGTAGTGATGGCAAGACAGCCTTCAAGGACGATAAGGGCGATTGGTACAACGAGGACGGCACTAGCGTAGGCAGCTATGGCGATGATGCTGAGTGTGAAGTTGCAATGGTTTACATGGATATTAATGAGCTTTATTTGTCTTCACACGCTTTAGCTAAACAATCTAAGATTCGCGAAAAGCTTTCCAATGATGCTTTGGACGTTAATGATGCTATGGCTTATAAAGAAATAGCGTTAAGGTATAGGCAAACAGCCAACGAAATGCTGGCAGCGGCTAACGAAATGGAGGAAGAATAGATGAATAGATGTACGGTTATTGACAGATTAGAGGATGAGTACGGAATAAAGCCTGAAAGCCTAACAAATCGTGAAAAAGCAATCATTGGGTTATGCACAAATCAGTTTCTTGGAAACGAGGAACAAGCATTAACCACACCTAATCAGGGGCAAAGCGAACAGTTATGCCAAACTTGTAACGGCTCAAAGAAACTACATGACAAAGTATTCGGAATAGAGATAGAGTGTCCAGATTGTTGATTAGCACAATTACCCAACAATATTTAATAACTAAAACCTAAACCCAAAACAATGAATCACATTTTAACCAATAGGACAATCTTTAACGGGAAAGTAGTAAGCAAAGGAATCGAGCCAGCAACCCAATCATTCAAAGTGCTAAAGTGCGGTGATGATCTGAACGACTACGAGCATTTAATCCAGAACACTATCAACCACTACCCGACTAAGACGATGTTTACGGACATCTACAAGTCTATGAAGGATAAACCAGGTAGTAAGCTCAACATCTTCATTCACGGCTTTGCGAATACCTTTGAGAAGTCAATTAAGATGGCCGACAAGATTCGGGAGCTTTATCCAAGCGACCATTTTATTCTGCAAAGTTGGTCCAGTATCGGTAGGTTAATCAACGCCTACCACAACGATAGTCAGGACGCTAAAAGAACGGGCGCAAACCTAGCGCAAATCTTCAATCGAATGGTAACTTACTTAATCGAGGAAAGGGCCGATTGTTTAGGGGAAATCAATTTATTCTGTCATTCAATGGGAAATCAAGTTTTGGAGGCTATGCTAAAGAACATTGACGAGGATAAGAAAGTGAAAGTCTTTAAAAACATCGTAATGCTTCATCCAGACGTTGACGAAGATGTTTTTGATCGAAGCTATATGAGGGACATTAATCGAATAGCCCGAAAGACCATTGTAGTCATAAATGAAAGCGATGAGGTAACGGGAATTGTGAGTAAATACACTAAGAACTACGGGAAAGGGAGGCTAGGAAACGGAAGCACAACGGACGTATTACCACGCGGTGTTGAAATACTAGACACGACACCCTTCACGGATAGCAGCACGGTAAAAGATGACTTGCTAGACCATTGGACGGCAATGAGAAGCCCTACTGCGGTTGCTGAGATTAGAAAGGCTATGAGGTAATGAAGCACAACGGCTAAGGCTAAACAACGTTTTAAACAGATTAGATATGACAACAGAAGAAAGAGAATCAAAATCAGCACAATGGCGAACAGATAACTTAGGTAAAAATGTTGGTTTAGCCAATGTTGTGCAACGTATTTTTCTATTCACGGGAATTTATGAAGGTGAAAAGTTTGAGATAAAAGTAACCGAACAAGATAGAGAAAGTGCAATAGCATACTTTGAGATTAACTACCCTTGGCACACTTGGCGACAAACGGAAGAAGTTTCTTAGTATGTTGCACAACTACGTCTAACAGCAACCACTTGATATATCTAGCGCGAAAGACAGATAATAAGCGGAATGAAGTAATATCCATTGCAAACACAAAAACAAAATATGCCAAAGACCTGCACATACGGAAACTGCAATAACCCAGCTTGGAGTAAGGGAAGGTGCAAATACCACCCTATGAAAAGAAAGCGGATCGAGACGAAGAAGCCGATTAAGGCTATTTCTAGTAAACAAGTTAAACTACTCGCTGAATATCGAAAGGTTCGCGACCCTTATATGCGGAATCACCCCAAATGCGAGGTAGATGGCTGCCAAAACAAGTCAACTGAACTGCACCACAAGAAGGGGCGAGGAGAGTTTTTAAGCGATGTGCGTTACTTTATGGCGGTTTGCAGGGGCTGCCACAAAAAGATAACGGAAAACCCGACTTGGGCATACGAGAACGGGTACTCAGTTAGGCGACTTGAAAAATAACATTAACTCGAGCGAAACGTTTGCAAAATTAACGCGAAAAGCGTACATTCGTTAAGAATTTAAACCAAAACAAGTAGAGAAATGAAAGTATTAAAACAACAAGATGTAAGGGTAGGTAATCTAGTCTTTGAAACATTAGAGGGTGTCCCAGCCTGTCAAATAAAGTTAGACGCAGAGCAGATATGCCTAATTGAAGAATCTGACATGGTTTATGTCGGCATCCCGATAACAGAGGGAAGGTTAACGGACTTGGGATTTCAAGATAACAACAGTTATTTCAGTTTAATAGATTTTCCAGAGTTTAAAGTAAGCTGGTCTATTAGAATTGTAAGTACGGGAGAGAGGCGGCATTTTTATTTAGACGATAATTTTCCAGAGTCTTTTCAAATCAGACTTGAATACATCCACGAAATACAAAACTTGTTTCACTCACTAACTGGAGAGGAACTAAAACCACAAGAGAAATGAAAGCGATTAAAAGGCTTTTTATCATTATCGGGGAATATGTAAACACCAAAGACTTCTGGCCTAAAATTATCAACGCTTATGGGATGCTGTTTTTTTACGGCATATTCATATCAACAATAGCCGCGATCTGGACGAATGAAACGTTTTGGGTAAAGATGGTTTTTACTTGCGTAATACTATCAGTAGCCTTTGCAATAGCCTATAAATTAATGACCGAAAAAAACGAAGAGAAATGAAACGGGAAATCAAAGAACAGATAGACAGTAAAATCGAGAGTTTTAAGTTAGACCTATACAGGGAGTTTCTGAACACGGAAAAAGAGCCTGAGTTCGAGGTGAGGAAGGTTTATAAGAGTGCATTTGGGTCTATCGTACTTAATATTGGTAATGGAAAAAGTGAGAAGTCTTTTAAAGGCTTTGGCTTTCATTATGATGGGGTTTATGGTGTTAGAAATGATTGGGTAAAACATTACTTCACCGAAGCCGACCCAGAGGAATTTAAAGAAAAGCTAATTGCTTACGCAGAGAAGAAGTATAAGAAGGGGGATGTGGTTAAGTACCTTTGCGGAGAAAACACAGTTGTATTGGGTGACAGTAAGTTTTATTTTGATGCCGAATATGGAGAGTTTGCCCTTATTGCAAGAGCTATTAATAAGCGTCCTATTTTCCTATTCGACCCCGAAACAGGTAAATGGGCAGAGATAGTTGAGGAAGCGGAATCAGATTGCCGAGACGAACTTTCAGAAGGAACGATATACTTCATTCCCAATAAGTCGGAATCGAAAAAGAAGCAGCCTAATATGGTTGTTGAGCGTTGGGATGTTGAAGTCTTAGAAAGGATGGTTGCAACGTTAAGGCACGCAGAAACAATAAAGCCAAATCAGAAAAAAAACGAAATCTTGCTTAACAAAATGAAGGAAGCACTAAACACCAAAGAACAATGAGCGCAGTTTCGTACGGAGAGATTGACGGGAAAAAAGTCAGGTACATTTACAGTGTTCAGAAACGTACATACTCATGTTCATTAGTTGATGGGGATGGTGGTCCAGTTGTATTTGGGGCTAACAAGAATGAAATAAAAATAAAGTTTAGGAAGGCAATGCAGCTTTACAACGAAATACGAATCAGCAAATTAAATTAACCAATGAGAAAAACTAAAGCACAATTAGAAGCTGAGATAAAGCAGCTGAAATCGGAATTGAACGAAAAGGACAAGGAAATTAAGCAGCTGAATTATCGAAACGATAATAGCATATTAGTTTCGAGTGATGTGTATGATGCAATGAGCCGAGACGGGGTCGAGGTTACTCGGTTAAGGGGCGAGATTGAATCGCTAAACAACCGAATAAATGAGCAAGAAAAAACAAACCGAGACTTAATAAAATCAATCACAGATTTAAGTGGTGGAACAGTCAGAGATTTAAGTCAGGCAATACTTGCATTAACGAAAGGAAACCAATGAGCAACGAGTTTAAAGGAACAAAGGGAGAGTGGATTGTATTTGAAATTAAAAAAGGAAAGTCAAGAAGCGGCACTATTGAAATTAGAAAAGAAGGTATTATTGGCGTTGGGATAGAGTCAAAAGATACGGTCGATGGAAACCTTCTAGTCTCGCTATGCGGAAACAAAAAAAATGAAGAAGCAGTTGCCAACGCAAGGCTAATATCCGCAGCACCCGATTTACTTCACGCTCTAATGAGCATTGAAAACGACGACAATTCAATCCCTAAAAAAATATGGGATATGCGAAACAAGGCAATAGCAAAAGCACTAGGATAATGAGCAAAGACAAAGAATACGAAATAAAATCATTTGATGATTTGTGTAATACAGTGAACAGCGAGAATGTTCAAAGGTTGGCGATTGACACAGCGCAATGGCTAATAAATTACCAGCACACAATTAGCCAAATCAGGGAATTACATCCTAAAGAAACGAAGGGGCTGTCAAATACTGAAATTGCTAAAGGCTCTTTCATTTGGATAGATGACGGCAAGACCGATGTCAAGGGGATTAGAATAACCACAAAAGAAAGCGAATGAGCATCCGAAAATTCATAAGAGCAAGAGAGAAGGGAAAGCCCGATCAATACTTCGTCAACCTAGCAGCCGCGAATAGGTATTATCTAGGAAAGGACACTAGCACGCTCAGACATGCCAGGCACAAAGCACGTCAGGAAAACCCAAACACCGACACCTTCACTTGGAAAGGGCGGGAATTTAAAACGATTGTACCTTTGAAGTGATGGAAAAAGCGATTAAACTAGCAAAGGATATTCAAGACCTAAACACGGGCAAGGTGTTTCTATTGGTGTTCAACAACCAACCGAATCAAAAAATGATACTCGATCTGAATAGAGAGGGTCAGTTGAGATTCGGAACGCTCGAGGATGGGTCAAAGATGCCGCTATACAGCCGCACCAGTCAAGTAGTATTCGGAAAGCCAAACACAAACTGGACTCTATACGATACTGGAGACTTTTATCGCAGCTTCAAAATAACAGGGTTAACGGAAAATGCTATAACGTGGACCGGAGACACTCAAAAAGACGATGTTGACCTAGCCGATAAAGTAGCCAACGCAACGGGTGGAGGGATTATCTTCGGACTCACAGACGAATCAAAAGAAATACTAATCAAAGAGGTATTACCCTCAATTCGGAAATTAATTTTAAAACAACTAAATTTGTAATTATGAAAGACGGGAAGAAATCAAAACTCGGAATAATCCTAATAGACTGGATCGACTACATTTTCTATGCAGCTGTACTTACAGCTCTAACACTTACCTCATGCACTAAGGAAGAGGAAGAAATTTGTTTAGAGTGTAAGGTACTGACGAGTGTAACGGACGAGCAAGGAAACGAAACCAACCTACCAACGGAACAAGAGATGTTTTGCTTTGGAGAGGATGAAGCGCATAACATCGAACTAAAAACATTTCACTTCGACAGTATCAGCAACGGAAAACGCTACAAAGGCAGCGTAAGCCAATGCGGAAGATAAAAGACTATGGCAGCACCTAAAAGCAATCAATTCTGGAAGCAACGAGCCACACACGGACGAGACCTTATATTCTCATCCCCTGAAATACTATGGGAAGCGTGCAAGGAATATTTTGAAGCAACGGACGCTAGAAAGTGGGTTAAAACAGATTGGGTTGGTAAGGATGCTAAAGAAGTTAATAGAGAGACTGAAACGCCATACACGATAACAGGGCTTTGTGTGTTCCTAGATATTGGCACTAGCACTTGGTTTGACTACAAAAAGAGAGAAGATTTTTCGGACATCATTACGCGTGTGGAGCAGATTATGTTTACCCAAAAGTTTGAAGGTGCTGCCGTTGGTGCATTTAGTGGAAACATTATTGCGCGTGATTTAGGTTTAAAAGAACACTCCGAAAGCGAGACGAAAATCACAGGCAAAGACATCAATATTCAAATAGAGGGCGATGATCCTGATGAGAAGTGAAAGCCAGCAAACTATTCAAGCTAAACTACGAGATACCCGAAGGTGTATCAATTACCGTTAATCGTGGCGGCACTTCAAGCGGAAAGACGTATAACATTTTACTCGCGTTACCGTTAATAGCTTGGAAGCACCCAGGAAGCACTACAACCGTTATAGGCCAAGACATACCGAACCTAAAGAAGGGCGCTATCAGGGATATGCACAACATAGTGCAGAACAACCCAGAGATAGCCCAGCTCATTAAGAGCTATAACAAAACTGACCGAGTTTACACGCTTCACAACGATAGTATCATCGAGTTTACCAGCTATGAGGATGGGCAAGACGCCCGAAGCGGTAAGAGAGAGTTTGCATTTTTCAACGAGGTCAACGGAATAAGCTATGATATTTTTGACGCTGTGTACGTGCGAACGTCAATACATACTTGGGTAGACTTCAACCCTTCGTCCGAGTTCTGGTTAACGGAAAAGAAGTTTGAGCAACGCGATGACGTAAGGGTCATCAAGTCAACGTTTAAGCATAACCCTTTCCTGAAAGCCTCAGTAATCGAACGCATAAAGAGCTACGAGCCGACACCAGAGAACGAAGCCAAAGGAACAGCAGACCCTTACCGCTGGAAAGTTTACGGACAAGGCGAGTACGCACCACTGGAAGGTGCTATCTTTAAACGCTGGACAACTGGAGAATTTGACGCAAATTATTTCGTAGGCTTCGGGGTTGACTTCGGTAGCACGGACCCAACAACAAACATCCGCTTCGGAATAGACGACAAGAAGAAAAAAATATACGTCAAAGAGGAACTGTATGAAACGGGCCTATCAGCTGGCAGCATAACCAGGAAGATAAAGAACGTTTGCGGTACTAAAAGTATAGTGATTGCAGATATAGGGGATAAGTTAACCATCAACTACTTAACCGAAAATAACGTAAACTGTCAACCCTGCTTTAAACGACCGGGTATTGTTCAAGAGCGGATAAGGTGGATGCAAGACTATCAGATAGTTGTTGATCCAAACAGCCACAACATACAGAACGAACTCAGAAACTACAAATGGGCTGATAAAAAGAGCA